CTGCAATACTTAGACAAAAAGCTGAGGACATAGTATTATCAGGCACCCGCGCCAAAGATTTTACTAAAATAATAGAAGAACGTTTTGCCGTCAGCACTAAAAAAGCTAAATTTTTAGCAAAACAAGAGATTTCTCTCTTGACTTCTAAATATAAGCAGGTAAAATATGAAAGTGTAGGCGTGTCCAAATACAAGTGGTCAATCTCCAATGTTAGAACTAGGCCAGATCATAAAGCTTTAAATGGTAAAGTTTTTAGTTTTGATGATCCTCCAATCTCTAACACTTCAACAGGAGCTAGAAATAATCCTGGTGAGGATTTTGGCTGTAATTGTCAGGCTATACCTATTATAGAAGTTTGAATCCGATCTTATCTTTTATCTTGTCATTATTTAATTAAAATTAAGTTAGTAAATTGTGCGGTATTGGTTACTCCACATTTATTAATATAAATACTTAGTTTTAATTGTCAATAAAAAAAGTTACTTTTTTTTACATTTTTTTATGCAAGATATTAAAACAAACGCAATCACTCAAAATCTAACGGCAAAATCCTATAGAACAAGGTTTTTAGAAGCAGGAGTAGTAAACTACCCAGAACAAAATCAAATGGTCTATATATCGCCAAATAATTTGCCTACAATAGCGCAAAAATTTAAAGGCTGTAAGATAGTAATAGAACACAAAGAAGTATCAGAAGAGCAAGCACAACAAGAAATAGTCGGGTATGTTAGTAATGTATATATGGAGGACGGCTGGGCATGGGCTAATTTTACAGTTCATTCACAAGAAGCCATTGACGCCATTAATCAAGGTTTCAGCACAAGCTGCGCTTATAGTGCGGTTATGAAAAAAGAGGGCGGTGTTAAGAATGCCGTTTAATATGATGATGAGGTTATAGATATTAGAGAAGATGATGTAATTACACATATAGCTCTAGTGCCTAATCCTCGTTATGATGATTCAATTATTCTTGAAAATTCTATTAATAATAAAATAAAAAATAAAATTATGAATATCTTTAAATTTAAGTCAGAAAAAGAAGGCTCAAAGGAGCTTACTTTAGAAAATAGCCTATTTGAAATTGACGGCGAAGAAATGCCAGTATCTGAAATGGTTTCTTACTATAAAAACGCAATGGCAGAGGAAAAAGCTAATAAATGCAAATATGCTAATGGCGATGAAAAGATTGATGTTGACGGCGAAGAAATGACTATTAGCGAACTAGCTAACTTCTATAAGAAAAACAAAAAGAAAAACGAAGAAGACAAGAAAGAAAATGAGGAAATGAAAGAGGAAGACAAGAAAGAGAATGAAGATAAAGAAGAAGATAAGAAAGAGAACGAGGACAAAGAAGAGGATAAGAAAGAAAACGAAGATATGAAAGAAGAAGATAAAAAGGAAAATGAGGACAAGGAAGATGACAAGAAAGAAAATGAAAAAGAAGAAGAAGAAGAGAAAAAAGGAAATACTATGAAAAATTCTATTGATGTTGATAAAGGTGACGATATTAATGCCAATAGAATTAAGTATGAAAATGGAATTTCTAACCCTGCCAAGTCTAAAATAGCAAGTCTTGCTACAATGCTTGAAAGAGGTCAGAATATGTTTAGTAAATAATAATTAAATTAAAATAAAATTATGACTCAAATTGTAAACCAATTCGGAATGTCTCTTGAGAAAGGTCTTTTAACCTTATCAAAAGATAATTTATTCGATGTAAAAATAGATGACGCTTCTGTTGCTACTATACCTAGTGGTTCAGCTGTAAAAATTACAGACACAACTGACGCACAAATTACTGTTGATTTGGCAACTGCTGCTGCTGATGATATTTTTGGATTTGTTGTTTATGAATCTAGAAAAAATTCTTTTGCTGCTAAGGACTTTGTGAGAGTTGCTTGTATCGGTTCAGTAATGCAAATGGAAGCAAACGCAGCTATTGCAAGAGGTGCTTCTGTTGAAATTTTACCAACTGGCGAAAAAGTGGTAACTAGAACAACTGGAACTGTTATTGGTCGTGCTTTAGATAAAGCTTCTGCTGATGGTGATTTAATCAGAGTTTTAATATCAACTCTATAAATTTTATAAACTAAAAATCTAAATATTATGGATACAAATAAATTAAAAAATATGATGGCCGTTATTGAAAGCGGTAACCATAACAACGGTGTTATATCTGTTGTGCAACCTAGCGGAATGAAAGGTGTAAAAGGTAACGTTCTAATGAATGCTGCTCCTTCTGGATTCCAACAAGACATTGACACTTTAACAGCTATCAAGCAAGAAATAATCGAGCAAAAATTCTATACTTTAGATCCTGCCGCTTTTACTCCTATTGTTACTGGTTTTGGTGCTTACTCTTCTGAAAGCTTATATTATCAAAACTTCCAATTAGGCGGAAACTTTGAAGAAGGTATTAGCGGACATGGAACTGCTACTAAGAAAACTAAGACTAATGTTGGTTATGATGCAATTAATCTTCCTTTCTACTTCTGGCACGCTGCTTTAGATTATGGCTTAACTGAAATTAGACAAGCTGCTGCAAATAATGGCGGAGCTATTAGACTAATAGAGCAAAAAGAAAGAGCTAATAAAAAGAGCTATGATTTAGGTATTCAAAAAGTTGCTCAATTAGGTATTTCTGGACTAGATAAAGTTGACGGTATTTTAACTTTAGATAATCAAGGCGCTGCAAATAATACTTCTATTATTGTTGGCACTTTATCTTCTAGAACTTCTACCCAGTTAAATGCGATTGTTGCTACTTTAATTGCAGCTTATAGAGCTAACTGTGAACAAACGGCCTTCCCTAATACTTTTGTAATTTCAGAAGCTGATAAATTGGGTCTTTCTAGCTTTGTTGCTGAACAACAACCAATGATAAGCAAGTTTGAATTCTTATTAAAAGCATTTAGAGAGCAAACTAATAACCCTAACTTTGAAATTATTGCTAGTGTTTATTGTGATACTACTCAAAACGATTTAGGCGAAACTAGATACGCTTTATATAATAAAGATATTGATACAATGGAAATGAATGTAAATATTCCTTTCACTTCTACTTCTTTTGCTACTGCAAACGGTTTTGATTTTGAAAGTGTTTCTTATTCTCAATTTAGTGGAATTGTTGCTAAGAGACCTAAAGAAATTTTATACTTTAGCTATTAATATTAATTAAACATAAATAATTATGATAACTTTACAAAATCAATCAAAAAAACTTTATATCGTATCTGGTGACAGATATTTTAAACCAGGTGCTTCTATCGCTTTTGACAACGAGGAAGCTGGCAGATTGTTAAGATATAAAGATATTGTTAGCCTAGCTGATGTTGCTAAGGAAGCAGAAGCAGTAGCTGAAAAAGCTATTGAAGCTGCTGAAAAAGCGGATAAGAAAGCTAAGAAAGCTAAAAAGGCTGATAAAAATATTGAAGAAGGTTTTGATTATGATTCTGCTAGCGATGAGGATAAAGCTTCTGCTGACGCCGCTATCGAGGCTGATAATAAGGAATAATTAATTAGTTAGTAATTATGGCTTGCACGGATCCTATCATTACAGCACTTACGCCAGAAGAGTTTAAAGCTCAATTCTGGCGTGATTTTACTTATATTGCAACTTGGGATATTGCAACTACCTACAATATAGGTGACCAAGTTTTTTATGACCTTAATAAAAGGTTTTATCAGTGCTTAAATGATGGGGTCGTGGGAGTTTTACCTACTGATACTAATGATTGGAAAGCTATATCTAATTTTGATGTAGTTTGCGATCTTGACATAACTAATGCTTATGCAGAGTCTTGTATCAATTTTAACAGCGCTCTATTTAGCAGTGATCAAGATAAGATATTAGCTTACTTATATTTATCAGCTCACTTCGTAGTAAATGATTTAAACGCTGGCGGAACTTCTGGCGGAAATGTTGATGCTGGCCTAGTAAATAGCAAAAGTGTTGGCAATGTGTCGGTTAGCTCCACAATACCAGATTATTATTTAAAGTCTGGTTATGCTTTTTATGCTACTACTACTTATGGCAGAAAATATATTGATATGATAAGAACTAGAGCTATTGGAAATATGGTAGCTATTGCAGGAGGAACTAATGCCTAATGCTAATGTTGAAATTGATTATAATATTGAGGGATTAGAAAGGATAAGAAAAAATTTAGAAGAAAGTAAATTAACGGCTAAATTAGGGATATTTGGTGATAAAAATAAAAGAGATGATAAAACGGGACAAACAAATGCAGATATTGGGGCGGCTCACGAGTTTGGAGTATTAACCAAAAAATTGCCTCGTAGGTCTTTTTTATTAGATCCTTTGACTATAAAAGGAAAGGAACTAACAAAGGAGACAGGGCAGATAATAGATGAATATATTGATAAAGAAAAAGGAATTGAAAAAATATTAGAATTAGTTGGAGTTTATGGAATGGGTATTGTTGCAGAAGCCTTTGAAACTGGAGGCTTTGGAGCTTGGCAGCCAATTACAGAGGCTACTTCTAAAAGAAAAAAGGGTAATACTGAAATATTAAAAGATACTACTCAATTGAGTAAATCTATTATTAGTAAAGTTGAAAAAAGAAATAATTAATTATGAGACAACCAAAAGTTGATTTTGTTTTAAATTGCTGGTCAGAGCCAATAGAGCTTATAAAGATAACAACAAGCGTTGTTGACTATCGAAATGTTAGAACAGAAGAAATAATCAATTTTAAAGGGGTTATACAGCCGTTAAAAGCTGAACAAATAAATATAAAGCCACTTGAGACCAGAAGCTGGAAATGGTTTATGATACATACAAGGGCAGAAATAGCAATCAATACTAATGATAAAATAGAGATTGATGATAAAAGATATAAAGTTATGGATAAAAATAATTATAGCCGTAATGGTTTTTATGAATATCATATAATAGAAAGTTATGAATAGAGAGCCAATATTAATTTTAGGGGATATAATAAAAGATTTTATGACATTAAACGACGATCAAATATATATCTATAATCAAGATTTTAACCCTACCAATACATCTGGGCTTTTTATAACTTTAGGCTTTAATAATTCTGTAAATTATAGCAGCGTAAATAGATTTAATCCGGACACAGAACAACAAGAATTATCTATTAATATGAAAGAAAGCTATTCTATTAATGTTTACTCCAAAGACTCAAGCTCAATAATAAGAAAAGAAGAAGTAATTATGGCTTTAAATTCTGACTTCTCAAGAAATAAACAAGAAGAATATTTTTTCCAAATAGCGCCAGTAACACAAGGTTTTGTCAATGTGTCAGATTTAGAGGGCGAGGGAATGTATAATAGATTTGCTCTAAATATTAATATTTTAGCACATTATAATCAAGTGAGAGATACTCTTGTTTATGATACTTTTAATAACTCAATTGAAAACGAATAATTATGTCTATACCTATTCAAAATATCATTAATGTCTCAATAACAGGAACTCCAGCGGGCTTACCTGCTGCTAATGTAAATAGCGTTGCAATATTTACTACTGAAACTCCTAGCAATGTTGATGAATTTAATACTTATGTTACAGCTTCAGCGGTTCAAGCTGATTATGGAACTAATAGCGTTACTGCTAAAATGGCAAGTAACATTTTTGCACAATCACCAAACATTTTAACAGGCGACGGCCGCCTTGTTGTTATACCTTTAATAAATGCAATTAGTGCAATAGAGGGTATTTATGAAAGCACAGACATTACAGCTAATTTAACAAACTTACAAGCCATTGCTGATGGTGATATTAGGGTTGTTTTAAATGGCAATAATGTTGATCTAACAGGCCTAAACTTCACTAATGCAAGCTCTTTAGCTGATATAGCAACAATCTTACAAAGAAAGTTGACTGATGTTGTAGTAACTGCAAAAGCTACTGGCTTTGATTTAGCTTCTAAAAAGGTTGGCGCTTCTTCTTCTGTTAATTTAGTGCAATTGCCTGCTGGTTCTGGAACTGATCTAAGTGTTGCTTCATTATTTAATGTAGCGGCTGGAACTGCAACAGGTGGCGCAGACTCACAAGGCGAAACTATATCAGATGCTATTTTAAGAACTGAAGAGCAAGTAAACTATACAGGGCTTATAACAAATCTTGATTTAGAAGATTCAGCTATTTCTGCAATTGCTGCTACCGTTCAAACTAGAGATATGATTTTCTTAGCTCACGTATGCAGTACAGAAGATTTAGAGCCTACTACTGGTATTGCTTCAATAATTAAAGATGCTACACAAA